GTTGTATTACTAGATAAGTAAAAGTATTTAGATACACCGGCGGCAATTGAAACCGATCCAGTGCCTGCAAAATCTTGTACAGTAAACGCTACAGCACCAAAGTTACGGATTAAAATATCTGCGCCGGTGGTGCCTTGGTTTGCCTCTGGCAGTTTAATTATTAAACTGGCGACAGATGGTGTAGCATCAATAATACGCGCGGCGGGGACTTGATCTGGGTTTACAACGGCTGGCCAATAGAGCTGTACGTTTGCGCTAAAGCTAAGCGCATAGTATGACACGTCGGTTGGTTGTACAACTGTTCCGGTAAACGGTGATGTAAATATTGGCATAGTTTATGGTTCCTGGACCGTAGTATTTCTATCAATACGACGCGAGTTGTCTTCTTTTTTCAACGCAGCTAGTGACTCAGTGTAGTACCCCTTCCACACAGGCAGTTTGTCCAAGGCTTTTAAATACCCTTGGGCCTGTAATAAGGTACCAAACAACATCGCCTGTGGGCACTCGCGCGTGAACAAGTTTGTTTGATTACTATCGTCTAGTGGCTGGATTAGGCTATAATATATAATTTCTACTGGGTAGTCATCATCTGGCTTTGGTGCAAAGTTCCAGTTGTTGTAGTCATACTCACCATAATACTTTGGTTGTGCATTGGCGGATTCCGATTGGTACTGTGCAATGTAATCTTGTGAGCGCAATAACATAGGCGCACCATTAACTTTCATTGACACCGTTTTACGCCAACGGGCCGGCTTTGCCAGTACGTCTACATTAGTGGGTAATGTGGTCTCCACTACAGTTAATTGTAGTAGTGATTTTAACTCGGCGGCAATTGCGGCCTCAGCCAAACCAATTAGGCTAGGTATCTGCGCAACAAATCCGGCGTCGTCACGTTCCATGTAACGCTGGATGTCTTCTACCAGATTGCTGTAGGTCATTACGTATGCGCCGCTCATCGTGTGTAGTAGCTTATGTTAGGTTGGAAGTAGATTGGTGACTTGTCACGCTCTTCTTGCGCTGCGTCGTATTCTAGTTTAGTGGCCTGTGTCTCTAAGTACTGTACACGGTTTATATCAATCTGTGGTAATTGTAGCGCTAGTTTGTGTGATAGGCTAGCCTGGATAGAACCAATCCAGCGGTTTGGTAAATACAATTCATTTGTTAACGAGCCAACGTCTGGCATCTGTGTCTCTACAATTAATTGAAAAACTTGGTAGTTATTGTTTGGTACGGGCCACAAATACATACGTGGCTCGATCAGACGATCAAACCAGTACTGCAATGTGCGCTGGCTAGGGAATTGTTTATTGGGAAGGCTCCAGTAATCATTACGGTTTAATCTGGCCATGGGAATAACTTGCTGGCTCTGCGCAAACTGGATGGCGCGCAACGAGAATGTTGCGGCTGCGTTTCGGTTCTTTAATCTAAAGTAATAGAATGGTTGTGTGGCGTTAATGCTAAAGTATGCCCATTCACGATCAGCCAATGTAGTGGACGGGAATGATTCCCACACTGTCCAGTTTGTTCCGTCGTCACTAACCTCAAAGTCTAGGGTATAAGTTGCCGTTGTCCCTGGGGAGTACCCATTAAATCCAACATAAAACAATCTTGTTTGGCCGCTGTACGCTGCACCAAAGAAGTTATTTTGTAATGTTGTGGTTGCAAAAAGATCTAGTGTATCGTTTGCGTCTTGATCAAACAGGTTAACCACGTTTACGTTTGACGTTGGGATTAGACCACTATACGCTGGGTTAGTAATGTATACCCAGTTTGCCTCACGCACGTCAATTGTGCTCTCGGGTAATGAAACCCACTGCGCATTTGTTGGCGCGCCGATGACTTTGTTTTCTAAGAGCCACAGGTTAACGCCGCGGTTAGATAGGTTTTGTAAGATGTAATACAGAGCCTGTTTACCTGCGTCAACATACTCGGGCGTCATCTCTTCTGCCGTTTTACCAGCATCACGATAGGCGTACGAGATCAACTGATCTATGTTGATTTTAGTCTGGTTAGTTGTACCAGAGTATGACATAAATTAACGTCCCCTGCCGGATGGGCGTTTAGTTACTTGTTGTGGAAGGTTTGGCTTTGCCTTGCCGGCTTTGATAAATTCTTTGCCAACCTTCTTGGGGATGCCAATGGTTGACTTACCAGCCGCTGCGGCGTACATCGCCTTCTGTTGCTGTTTAGACTCTATTGGCATATTAGCAAATCTTTCCGCCTTTTTTAGCGTAGCCCATCTTGTTGCGTACGTTGGTTGGGAGTTTGGCTAGGCCAGGGTTCTCTTCTGTGTCAACAGATTTTAATGAGCCACCCTCAGCACACTTTTTTGAGGAACCACCCTTCTTCATCATTGGGGGAGGTGTCATGCCCGTATCTAGGCTCATTGTTGGTGCTGGCTCGGCAATGTTTGACATCGCTGGCTTAGTAGCTGCCTTTGACGGTGCCTTAGCTTTTTTGGTTTTTCCGCCGGCTTTGTAGCGACCTACGCAACCGCCTTCTTTCTTCATACGACCACCATTTTTTAGCTTAGACAGGTCAGTCTTCTCATTTTCGTGTGACTGCTTGTCGTGCATAGAGAACGCCTTCTTTACTACTTTTTTATCTTTGGCAGTGTCTTCGCTCATCTCTGATTTTTCAAAGTGGCGTGACTTATATTTAACAGCGCCGCCTTCTTTAAAGCACTGCATTTTTGGTGATGATTTAAAGCCGTCCATGGTGGTTCCTTCAGGTTAATGGTTCTATATCTACTAATGCAAAATTAAGGGTAATTACGCCCCGGCTAAAAATAACGATTTTTCTATTTGTCTACGTTTTTTAAGGACCGGCGGGTTGCTCCAATTAAGGAACGCTTCTCCTGCCTTGTGCACGTTGCCGTCGTTAAGGTGCTTAACAACCTCAGAGCGGGCCATGTTGTCTGGTCCAATGTTATGGCACAGGCTCATCAAGGCGTCAATCTGGTGCCGTTTGGGAATGCTGTTTAAAGCCGATTCTAGGGCCGTAGAGCACTTTTCTAGGTCCCGGTGTAGGATACCTATCACCTCGGCCTCAGAAAGCTCCCTATGGAGCAAATGAGCGTCCCTTTGGCGTATTAGGTGGCCAATGCCGGTTGTCCACTTGCCTCCGTAGTCCTGGTAGGCGCGGTAGCGCTTTCCCTCAAAGTGTTCAATTAATTCAACGGTTGAGTCCGCAACCCACTGAAATGGGGTGTGGGCCACAGCCCATTTAGCTAGGGGGTCGTGAAAACACGCGCCCCAGACAAGCGCAATCGCGCAGGCGTACACCGCCAGGTGATGTCGTAACATAGAGTCTCCTCGTTAGTTTGCTATATACTAATGCAAATTTATGCTAAGAAAAGGCTCTCGTGCCTGTTTTGTCGATAATAAGCGCCTGCTTACGAGGCGCGGTGTCTTTAGTGTTTGGGACGCTGGCGTGTGTCCAGGATCCAAACTCTTCAATAATCTGGTCAAATGGTATTCCTCCATCAATGCAGGCTTGGACCACCTCTTTGGGTGTCATGCCGGGGACTCTGATATCGGCGGCACAACCTAGCCTATGCTGGCTAGTGTCCTTGCTACCGACAGAGTCGTTGACTGGTTTAGAACGAAACGCTGAGTTTACAAGGATCGGCTTGTTTAGTAGCGATCTGATTTGTTCCAATAACTCTGCGGTGCGTACTAGGTTAGCTATCTCGGTGGCGTTTGGGGTGTTGTCTAGCCCCTTACGTTGTGCCACCTCAGATGCGGTTAGTTCTTCTAATGTAAAGTTAGGGCTTAGGTTCATCTTTTTAGGTTAGCCATGATGCGGCTGCCAAACAAAAAACCAAACGCAATGTTAGCGGCCTCAATACCGATGCGCTGTATATCAGCGGGGACATTAAGGAATAGCGTGCTAATGCCAACGCCAATCACAAACAGTGCTCCAATGTAGCGCGCTGAGGCGCGTAGGTCAATGACCCATTGGCTAGGTGTTCCCGAGGGGGTGTCTAGCTTTGCCATCGCCTCAATGCGGCTAATGTCCATTTTCTCTAGGTCAATTTGTTCGGCTACGGTCGTGGGCTTAACACCACCCGTAATCCGGTTAATGATCTGCTTAACTCCCTCGACGCCCACTGGCACCAAGGCACCAATAATAGATTCGATAATCATTAGTTTAGTCTTACAAGTAACGCGATCATGGTTGCTATAATAAACCCTACCGATCCCACTAGGATTTGTTCGATGCGTTTTAGTCGTGCGTTAATGCCGGCGTATCGCTCGGCACAGACTGCCTCGTGGGCGGATAGCGCCGCTTCGTTTTTGTCAATTAGTTCGGTCATATTGTTTTATTAATTAGAATAAAAAGTTTCATTTATACATCCCCTGTGTTTGTTGATGGGAACGCGCGAGTGGGTACGTTTGTGCCGGGCCAAATAATACGTACGGCGCCGCCACCACCATAGCCAATGCCAGCGATTCCAGAACCCCCACCGTAAACTCCACCAGGATTGTATGCTCCGTTTGTACCGCCAGAC